AACGAAGTGCCGTCCTGGATGATGATGTCATCGAACCTCGCAAATGGACCATCGCGCAGGGGGGCCAGAACCTGCACGCAAAGCGTGTCGAGCATTGTCTGGAACACAGCCTGCATCAGCCGAGGGAAACACGGCGTATCCAACTTCTCGTAGTACGGTTTGTAGTGCACGGAGCACTCCTGGTCGAAGTTGAAGTCGCGAACCAGGTCGGCAATCGTCTCGATATCGTGCCCTGCGAGCGATTTGAGGAGACTCGGGACGAACCGATCCGCGGTAATCGTGCGCTCCCGGATTACAAACCCACTGTCTTCACCAAGTCGTCGAAGTGTGGAGCGGCCCACGGTCTGTTGCAGTTGTTGAGAAACTAGACGAATCTGTCGCTCGTGCACGGGTTGCCTCCTTTGGTGGTTTGGCGATTACCTCTGGAGGTAACCCGTTGCCGATCTTCAGGAAAGCCCTGTCGTCGCCGAGCCGCGCGGCTAAAGATCCTGCCTATGAGGTATGCGTAGTCTGCCGGTAAAATCGTACCTGATTTTCTATCGGCCTCTCGAAAATGGGATCGAGGTCGTGCGTGTACTCAGCGGTTACCGAGACATCGAATCTCTGTTCTGACCTCCAATCCTGGAGCCGTGCGACGCCCAATGAAAAAAGACGGCCGGCGCCGCTACAAGCTCGGCGCAGGTGGGTAGCACAGCACGCCTACGCAGTGGGGGTTTTAGGGTTTGAACGCATGTTGTCGAAGCGGCGACCCGAGCGCAGGCGCGGCGGCGGCGCAGCCGCCGTGCGCCGCAGCGAGGGCCTTGCGGCCGTCTTTCGTTGGGTGACAGCCGCCTTCTCATTCTGGCCAAACACGCGTAACACACTGTCAGGACAGGGGTTTTCGTTGGTCTGGATCGGCAGCCCGGGCGAGAGCGTGGGGCGGCGCTCGAACTCGACGTCGGTTATGGACCGACCGCCCCCTGCGCTGCGACACGAGCAGCCCGGGCGAGAGTGTGGGGGCGGCGCTCGACCTCGAAGACAGCGATGGACCGACCGCCCCCTGCAAGTGACATCCGGCGCCGCCAGGAGGATGCCATGCTGGACCAGCTGATTCACGACCTCGAGGTCGCCCTACTCGCTTGCCGTCGGTACCAGGCCGAGCCCCACGAGCTCAATCGCCGGGTGATGGCGGAGGCGGTTCGGCGGCTGGGGGGGCCTCCCAGCCAACCGGGTCGAACTCGGGAAGGGTGACAGCGTGTGCCCGCCCTAGCTTGGCCAGGCGTTCATGGAGCGAGTAGAACCCCGCCGCGTTGGACACCATCCTGTATTCAGCCCTCAAGCGCAGGCGCGTTCCCTCGTCCACGTTGGGAGCGAGGATTTCAATGGAGCGTTCCACGTACGTGCAGGCCCTGCGGACATAGCCATCCCTGGCCAAAAGGAGGCCCCCGTTTGCCGCCGTAAGAACTGAACCGAAGAACACCACCGTGGCGAAAGCCCGAACGCGGGAAGCCCTGCGCACCATTCCCCCTAGACGCAGATCAAGGTTGGAGTACTCCAGTTGCTCGTCGTCGTGTTCCTCGTCACCGGGTGCTTTGTCTTGTCCGTCGTTGGCTGCCCCGCCAGCCTCCTCGGCCAACGCGAGGATCTGGGCTCGATCTGAGTTCACGTCCCACCAAAGCGCTCCAGCCAGAAGCGACGGCCCGAGAGTCAATGCGGCTAGGAACAGAAGGTACGGGATCACGGTAAGTTGATCCTGGTGTGCCTTTCCGATCTCGTGGTGAATGAAGTCGGCGTACGACACCGAGATCCCGGCCATCACCTCAAGCGAGAAATTGGCCACGAACAGGAGGGCGTCCCGAAGGGCGACGTCCCATAGGGCGTTCCCCAGGATCGCGAGGAAGAGAGTCCCCAGCACCCATCGCGTCTTGACTCCCAGCGGAGAACGGCCACGCCCGGGGATCTCGGCAGACGTCATCGCAGCTGTCTATCAGAGACCCGGGCTGCGGAAAAGATGGAGGCGGTGCCGACCACCCCTTACGTGGAGGGACCTACCCCCGCCCGCTCCTGCCACCCTCAGGCTTGCCGGGGATGAACGGCTCCGGCAGCCGACGCGAGCTCGACCGCGGTCGCGCCGGTCAACATCGATACGGGATGGTCAGCGCACCGCATCCAGAGCCGCGCGCACGGCGGACATGAGCTGTTGCATCGTGAACGGCTTCTCGAGGAGTAGTGCGTCCGCACCAAGAGCACCGCTCAAAATGGCGGTCTCCGCCGGGTAGCCCGAAGTGTAGAGGACTCGAGTCTCTGGGTGAATGCGGCCGAGACCCTCGGCCAGGTGACTGCCGTCCATCCGGGGCATCATCACGTCGGTCACCAGGAGGTGAATCTCGTCCGCGTGTTGCTGTGCGTTCTGCAGCGCAACTTGGCCGCTGGGAGCCCTAAGGACGTTGTACCCTGCGCGCGACAGCACGCGCGAGATAAAGGTCAGCAGCTGACAGTCATCGTCAACGACCAACACCGTCTCAACGCCCCGACACGGTGAGTCCCCGCGGCCCACGATCTACCCACCTCAAATCGCCCCATGCCCACCGCTGAGTATACGGACCGCCCCTCCACTCGACAAGGGCGGAGGGGCGCGCCTACAATCGAGCGGGGCTAGGCCCCAGGGCGGCCGGCGACCCCACCCCCTCCCCCCGGGGAAGTCGGCCGCCCGCTTGGCTACGCCCGATTGCTGCCCGAGGGCTCCGGCACCCCCTCGCAGTCGACCATGTCGTCGATCTCGTCGCCCATGCTGGCGAGCTCGGCGAGAGGGTCGTCGGTAGCGACTGGATGCGCGTGACGCGGCTCGAGCGATTGCACCGCAGTCACCAGCGCGTCGAGCAGCCGCCGGCCCCAGTTGCTGCCATAGACCGACCAGCGCGGGAGGCTCGTGTAGTGCAGGAGCCGATGCAGGGCCATCTCCCGCAGCAGGCGCTCCGGGCGGGACCCCCAGGCTCGCCGCGCGGCCTCGAGGGTATTCGGGCCCGGGACGCCGTCCACCGCGGCGCCACAGGCCTCCTGGAGGCACCGCACCGCGCGCTCGACGCCCTGGTTGACGGCGGCATCGAATACCAAGAGGGCCAGCGGCGACGGCATGTGTTCGCATGCCGCCGGCGTCCAGTAGTCACGGCGGTAGATCTCGACGACGTCCTCGGGCGCGAGCGCGGCGATGTCGAGCTCGGGGTAGGCCCGCTTGCTGATCCCGTGGTTTGTCTCGCCGCCGGGGTCGCGCGGGTCGTTGATGTAGCCGCCCTCCCAGTGCAGGACGAAGGCCAGGGCGCGATCGAAGGCTGAGAGGGTCACCAGGGCCTCCAACCGGCGGACCAGGCGGCGAGGACCCCACCGAGCGCCGCAGCGGCCGCCAGGACGCTGAGGATTGCGGCTACCACCCACCACGGAGGGTGATGGCATGGACAATCGCACCACGAGGCTGCGCAGGACTCATGGGCCGAGCGGCGGCAGGCGCGGCTTGTCTCTCCGGTGCCCATGGTCACCGCCCCGCGGCCGAGCCGACGCCCCAGACGATCAGCACCGTCGCGCCGGCGCCGGCGGCGAAGCCCGCGGCCCCGATCAGCAGGCGGCCCTCCGCCGAGTCCCAGAACGACGGCGCGGAGGCCGCGACCACCTCCGCCAGGCGCGCCTCGAGGGAGCGCGCGTCACTGTCCCGCACCAGGAGCTTCTCGAGGTCGATCCGGTGCAGCAGGTAGGACTTGGGGAAGGCGAGGAGCTCGCCGGTGCGCGCGTCGATGCCCTTGGCCTCGAGGACCAGCGCCGGCGGGTAGTGGTCGGGCCAGCCCTCCGGGGGTGGGAGCTCGAGCGCCGGCGAGGCGGCCGGGGCGGGCGGTGCCGCCGGCGACGCCGCGCAGCTACAGATCAGCGAGCAGGCTAGTAACGTCGTCGAGAAGCTCCGCATCGGGCTTGCTCCTTGCTTCGACCCGCGCCCGCACGCCCGACAGCTGGGCGGCGAGGGCGGCGTTGGCGAGCTCGAGCTCGGCGTTGCGTCGCCGGGCCGCGCCGAGGATCAGGTAGAGGACCAGGATCCAGATCCCCGCCCCGCCAGCGAGGATCAGGACCAGGTACACGAGCCCCTTAATCGTCGCGGGGTCCATCAGCCCTCGGCCGCGACCTTGCGCGTCACCGAGTGACCGAGGATGGCCTCGACGACGACCTCGTGACCAAACACGGCGCTTGGTCCGCTCAGCAGTCCGACGACGACCGCCTCGAGCCACGGTACGCCGCCGGCGATCGACGCCAGGATGCCGGCGACGCCGCCCAGGACGATCGGAATCACGACGCGCCAACGGGCGGGGATCTTCCGCACCAGGGCCCCGGTCCACTCGGCCTTGAAGAGCTGCACCAAGATGGTGATCACCGTCGACGCGATGGCGATCGCCTGACCGGCCCGGACGGCGTTGATCAAGTCGCCAACGCTCTGGCCGATGTCGCCGGCGCCGTCGCCCTGGGCGAGCGCGATGACGGGAACGAGCAGCAGAGCGGCGAGCATGCAGGCCGCCGCAGCGGCGAGCAGGGCGCGTGTGACTTTCATGATTCTCTCCTCAGTTTGGTTTCGAGCCGGACCACCTCGACCCGGACCTCGGTTAGCTTCTCGGCTTGGATCCTCACCTGCTCGGCCAGCGTCTTGGTCGAGTCGCGCAGGTCGCGCGTTGCGTCGGTCTGGTACCTCAATGCCTCGGCGATCCCCGCGTGCGCGGCGTCGGTTGCATCGGCGTGGGATCTGATCTGTTTGTGGATGGCCCCGAGTGTCGTCGCCGACGCGCCGTTGCTCTTGCCCCGAATGCTCTGCACCACGTCGTGCACCGCCTTGCCGATGTAGAGGCCGGCGGCTCCAATCATGGCGTAGTCGGTGGGGGTCACTGCGGGTCGAGCTCCTCGTCGGTGGGAAACGGTTTCAGGTGCGCAGTCTTTGCCCACGCCTGCCCCTTGCCGCGGTCGGTGCAATAGACCATTTTCGAGGTGCCGGTCGGGGAGCACGTCGCCAAGTCGCCGTTGGGCAGCACGCCGCCCTGCCCGGGCTTGTATTCCAGCCCATGCCGGCACCGTGTGATGCCATCGCCCTGCAGCCAGCAATCGTTGACGCCGCGGAACATCGCCGAGCACTGCGCCGGCGTGAAATCTGGATCGGCGAGGCAATGGGCCGGCGCCTCGAGCATCCCCTCCCAGAACCGGATCGCGCCGTCCAGTGGTCCGGTGGCGCCGGCGCTTTCGGCCGCAGCCTGCCGCCACCCGACGGCGAAGTAACTGCCGGTGTCGATCATGTAGAGCCGAGCGCCGGCGACGAGCGGCGAGCGCACCCAGCGATAGACCGCGCCGGTGCCGGCCCAGGGGATCGAACACTCGCCGTCGATCTCGCAGTCGCCGAGGATCCGCTTGCTCGTCACCGACGGCACGGGCGTGCCCACCTGAACGACGACGAACAGCGGTTGCCGCCCGCGGGTCACGGCCTCGCGTCCGACGTGGGACCATTCCATGTGTGTGAACGGTCGCGCCTGGGCTTGGTTGGCGTCGCGCAACGCCTCGGAGAGTGTCGCGCCTGCGGTCACGCCTGCGATCGTTGCCGCGGCGAGTAGCTGTAGTCGCTGCTTCATGGTGCCCTCACTCGCGGATAGATCGTGACTTCGTCGATGTAGCCATTGAACTGTGCGGTCCCTGACGCGCTAGAGCCGATGCCGATCGTTTCGATCACGGTCGATGGGTTGACGCTCGTGTCCTGAGCCTCCTGCGTCGTTCCGTTGTAGATTCGCAGATCGTTGAGCGTCCAGGTAAAGGTGGTCGTGTGGGTCGCGCCGTCCAGGACGTCGGTGGTCCCATCCGCAATCCCATCATTGGCGACGTTCCAGAGTCGAGCGCGCGGGAGATTTGTGTTTCGGACAAACGTGGTCTGCGACTGCACCACCCCAACTGTCCCCCATTTCTGCACCAACGCCAGATCTAACTGCGCGTCCAATGGGGCGATCGACCGATAGGTGATTGTGAAAGTCCCCTGGCCGGTGGCACCGTCCGCATCGTTGCCGGTGTTGGCTACAAATTCGAGCACGTCGGGCTCGCGAGTGCATGTCGACACCGCGCCGGACTCGCACAGCGGCGTCGGACGGTCGCCCTCCTCAACTTGCGCGCTGTCGAAATAGACCATATCGCTCACGGCATCGCCCGTGACTGTGCAGTCCCCGTCTCCGTCACAGGCGTAGAAGCGGACGCCGGTTGCGGCCGTGCCATCGGCAAACGACGTGCCGATCCAACACCAGCCGCTCGCCTGTGGGATTGCAAACACCGTCAGCGGCGCCGCGCCGAAGTTGTTTTGGGTGCCGTCGCAATTGGTAATGTCGATGTATGCGCCGGCCGCTAGCCCTAGCACGTAGATGGCCGCCCACGGATGCGTCCCGGGCTTGGCCGAAACGCTCACGGTCAAGGGCTTTCCCGCCACGGGGGTGAACAATTGTTGAAGGAATTTCGCGCCGTCGACGGCGGTGCCGACCGCCCCGTCTCCTGTGTCATGGATGCTCGACGGCGATCCGTTGCCTGACGTGGTGACGGTCGTGCAGCCGCTGCACGTCCATGCCCCGGAGAAATCGGTCGCGTCCAGGATCAGATTCTCGATCGCGCCAAGTGGGTAGTATTCGCCGCCGATGGTGTTCAGCAGGTGGGGTCCGACGGTGAACCGCGCGCCATTCTTCCACACTGTCTGAAGGGAATCGCGCGTCGCAGTGCTCGGCAGTGGGTCGCCCCAGGCGACATCAGGATAGGTGCCGGTCAGCATCGCCTCGCGCTCGGCCGCCACCACCGCCCATTGCGCTGGGCCGCTGGCGCCGGCTGCAAACCAGTCATCTAGCGCCCAGATCTCGAAATGGGCTAACCGCCCGGTCATCCAGCTCGCGACCCCGCCAGTCCGCGATCCGAGAGTGAACGTATCGCCATTGTCGAGAGTCGCCGCTGCTGTCGACATATTTGCGCCGGTGCCGGACGCGTCGCCGTTAAGGTACCACTGGCAACCGTTCGCAGAATTCTCATCGCGATTCACGAATACAAGCCCGTTATAGATTGACCCGACGCTTGCCGACGAGGCCCCGCTGTCGCACGCGACCGAGCCGCCGCCTTGGTCGATCGTCAACCGAAACTGGTCGCTGCTCATGTGCACGACGTCATAGCCCGGGCTTCCCGAACCGGTCCGCGTCGAAGCCATGAGCGCGATCGCCGCCGCGTACTCCCCGAAGAATTCGATCGCGATGTCCTCGGTTGCGATCTGCGCTATCAGTCCTGAGCTGGCAGCAAAGCTAGACGCGCCATCGAAGTAGACCGACCGATCAGCGGCTCCGGCCGAAGGGATCTCTTGGTCGAGTGTTGGCGAACCGCTCTTGGTGAGCGTGTCGGCGTCGATGCCGCTGCACTCCCAGTCTGTCCCGGCCGCGTTCTTGGCGTCGCACCTGAGCAGTGATGTCGTCTCCTTGTTGTTGACCCGCATCCGTCTGGGAAGCGCGTCAATGCCTCTTCGCTCGAATAGGAGCTGGAGTGACGGCCCGGCCGCATCGCGCGGGCGCATCAGATTGGAAAGGGCCTGTTGGCGCTCAAAACGCCGCAGCTCAAAGCGTGTGCGCTCGAATCCGCCCGGACCCGGTTCGACCGCTGCCAACGCGAGGACGCCGGCGACAATAGCGAGTGGCCGCATGGCTCGCGTCCCTATCGGCGAATGGTGGCGGTGACGACGATGGTGCCCGTGCCGTCGTCCGGATCGTCGAAGACGCAGATCGTGAAGTAGTCACGGATCGTCACAACCACCGACGAGGTCGGGATCCCGGTCGCCGTTGTGACATCGGGGAAGTTCAGGACCTGCTTTATGCAGCTCGCGGTGCCGGAGTCGGAACACCACGGGATCCAGTGCGTTGGGGTGCTGGTGGGCCCGTCCTTGCAGGAGACGTTCATCTGCGTAGTCGACCCGGGCGTGATCGTGAAGTCGAACTTGATCGTACCGCCGACCCACTGTGCGGTGACGGGGATCGCCGCGGTGGAGAGAGTATCGGCGAGATCTCCGCCGTTGGTTGTGCCAGCGCCAGTACCGCCGGCGACCTCGGCAGCGGTGAGCTTCCGGATCTGCTGTGCTGACGCGGGAGCCGCCAGCAAGAGGGTAGTGGTTGCGAGGACGAGGGCGGCGAGAATCGATCGCATGAGACACTCCTGTGGTGCTGGCGTCGATTCTACGGAGCGGCACCCGAGCGCGGTACTGAATGCCGTTCTGGGGCTCGCTACCCGTCGAGGACGTGCCCCAGCCCACGCGTCTCCAAAAAGGTCTTGGCCACGCGGCTGTCGATTGTGACGCCACCCTCGTCGGAGATGAGGCAGACGGTCCGCCCCGATAGGGACTCCCGGACGTGTCCGGTCTTCGCCCGCACCGTGTAGCCGCGGGAATCGGCGAGGTCCTGGTCGTGGGGATTGTAGACGATCGTGTGCTGGCCGAGCTCGAGCTCGGTGACGAGGTCGGCGACGGCGGTGAAGTCCGGCCGACGCTGCAGCTGGTCGAGCAGCTCGGCGTAGCGGGGCTCGGCACTGGGCTTCCTGGTCCGTCGTCTCATTGCCCCGCCTCGTTCATGGCGATGTGAAGGTATTGCTTCAGGCGGCCGCCGGCCGTGGTAGTGGCGCGGCTGCTCAGGATGTAGATCTCGACCAGGTCGTCCTTCGACAGATCGAGAACGGCCGCGCAGGTCAGCTCGTGATCGCCGTTGGCGCCAATGACCAGGGCGACCCCGGTCTTGACCTGAGTGCTGTTGACGCGCACGCCCACCTCGAGCGTGTCGCCGGTCTGCAGGCTCTCCGCAGTCACCCCTCCCTGCACGACATACTGGCCCGGCACCAGGCAGCGGAAATAGCCGTTGCCCAGGTCGATGCCGTATTGGGTCGCGCTGATGACGATGTCGCCCTGCTCGAAATCGACCGCGTTGAGGTTGATCGGAGTCACCGTGGCCGCGGAAATCGCCTGACCCGACGTGTGGTATGCCTCGGCCGACGGCCCCCCGCGCGTGACCATGAGGTAGTCGACGTAGACGGTCTGACTGGAGCCGGCATTCCGACTGACCCGGATCTTGAAAAACCGCGCGGAGTCACTGATGTCCCGGGGATAGAGCCAATCGCTAAAGGTCTGCCAGGTATCGGTGGCACCCAGCGACGGGTTCGAGAGCGCCTGCGTGCCGAGCGAGGCCTTGTCCTTGTCGAAGGCCTCGACGGTGATCGTGGCCCGCACCGTCGTGTTCGTGCTCCGCACCCGCCACTCGATGCGGTAGAGCACGTCCAGCGAGACCGGTATGTAGGCGCTCTCCTGATAGCCGGTCGTGACGCTGTCCGGCATCTTGATCGAGCGCCCGCCGGTCTGCGCGATCGTCGTCTCCTCGAGGAAATCGGTCCCCCAGGCGTCGGTCACCACGGTCCAGCCGTCGGGCGCGTTCGTCGCGATGGGAAGGGTGGCCTGCCCAAACTCCCCGTTCGGGCACAAGTTGCGCTTCTGGGCGTCGGGGTTCTCGTGGTACGCGCCGACGGTCTGCGTCGCGACCCGCACCTGGTGACCGGCGTTGCTCCGGTTTCCGCTCGAGTCGACGGCGATGAGCTTGACGAAGTACGTCACCCCGGGGGTCAGGCCATCGATCTTGAACAGCGTCGTGCGCCCGAGGTCGGCGAGCGTCGTCTCATCGGGCGTGAAACCGTCGCTCGTGCTGACATGGCACTCCGTCAGCACCCAGTCAGGGACCGGAGGATTGCCGCCCCGGGGGTCGTCGTAGACGACCGTCAGGCTGCCCATGCCCGGGATGCCGACGGCGTTGGTCGGCTGTGCGTCAATGTAGAAGTCGTTCTGTGGGCCGACGCCGTCACGCGCTTCGAGCGATAGCCAGGCGTCGGCTCCTCCGGAGGGCGTGCCGCGGGTCGAGATGATGGTTCTCGTGCGGCCGTCCTGAAACACGTGCTGGTACCCCACCACGGCCAGCGACTGGTCTGAGTCGTAGTGCACGCCATTCGCTGCGTAGGTGTAGTAGTCGCCGAGCTCCACCGGCCAGAAGTAGGGTTGCTCGGCAACGTGGTCCGCCGTCGGCTCCTTCAGGTCATCCAGGATGGCGTCCGCCATCGATCGCGCTTCCGTGAGGCTATCGATCTGACTCGTCGACGCCTCCGCGACTTCCATGAAGCGCCGCCCATACTTGGCGATCGACGCGCTGTCGTCGACCTCGACGGACGTCCGGTCCTCGGGCCTCTGTCCGTACTGCACCCGGACCACATTGCGGATCCCGGCGCGACTGATGCTGAGCTTGTTGAGCTTGTAGTACTCGTCGGCCGTGAAGGTGCGGTCGACGGCGAGATCGGTGCCAGCGCGCGTACCGCCCAGAGAGCCGCTGCCGTTCGCCGTCGCGTTGGTCATGCTCTCGCCGAACGTGATGCCGTTGCCGACGCTGCCCTTCGTCAGCCACTGGATGATGACACCGTCTTCCCGGCCGGCCCTTGTGCCGCCGAGGGTGCCGCCGCCATCCATCGTGACGTTCGACATCGATTCGGTGAACACGATCGAGTTGCCCGCGATGCCAGCCGCCGTTGCGCCGATGCGCAGAGTCGTCGGCGTAACGCCCTCGGTCTCAACCGAGCCGAGCCCGCCGCCGTACGCCTGGACGCGGTTCATCTGCAGCGCCACCGAGTAGGCGAGGTGCTGGATTGTTGTGGCGACGTTGGCGCCGATCTCGAACTCAGTGACGACAGCGGGGTCTGCGGTTGTCTTCGCGGTGTAGGTGGTCGAGTCGATCACCAGGGTGTCGTTGTTCGAGGGCTGGCCGGTGAAGGTGATCGTGCCTGAGGCGTGCGCACGGTACGCCTTCCACGCGATGAGGTTCGCGGCCTCGCTCCCCGTGTTGAGCATCGCGACGATGTTGTCGAGGGTGTCGTCGATCGTCGTGCCGATGTTGAACTCGTCCGCGCCGGCGCCGCTCGTCTTCGCTGTGAATGTCGTCAGGTTGACGTCGAACGTCTCGTTGTTGAGTGGCTGCCCGATCAGCGTGAGCTCGCCACGCGCCGCCAGCTGTCGTCCAGGCTCGAAGAACGTCAGCTGGAACGCCCCGGTGCTGGCATTCCAGCGATAGCGCACCTGGTAGCCGATTTGACGCGCCAGCACCTCGAGGGCAGCGTTGATCGTCTGCTTCTTCTGGATGTATTCCGCGATGTTCCAGCCCGGGGAGTCGGCCGACTGGAACGGTGTGCCGCCCGTCCCGGTGATGCTGTAGAGCGTCACTCCGCCAATGTGGTCGTCGAGGATTGCCTGCATGACGTTCTCGACCGCGTCATCGCTCGCCGGATCTGCCGGATACTTCACCTGCGTCTCGATGAAGCGGTCGAGGGCGCCGCCCTTGTCGCGGCAGCGCAGAACCATGGGCGATGCCTCCCACTCGACCTCGTCGATCTCGCCGCGGAAGGCCTCCACCCAATCGCCCGCGGCCGGCGCCACACCCTCCGGCATGGTCGCCGTCTCGATGTAGATGGGATGCCCGATGTCGATGAGCACCCCGCTCGCATTGAGCTTCGACGTGGTCCTCAGGGTGGCGAGGGATAGGCCCTCCACCTGCAGATGGAGGGAGATGGTCGCGGTCAGGCCGGGGGTGTCGACGGTTTCACCGCAGACGAAGCCCTTCAGCCAATCGCGCCCCTCGAGGTTCGAGAGGTTCACCCAATCGGAGGCCCCACGGTCGACGAACATGCGAGCGTAGACGCTGCGATGCTTGCTCGACAGTGCAGCGTCTTGGGCCGCGGTCATGGCGCGCATGCTACGCCTCCATCAACTCGAATTGGGTCCGTTGGGCGTTGTTCACCCAGGCGCCGCCATCGCTGTATCCCAGGAAGTTGGCGTCCTTCAGATCGCCTTCAACGGTGTAGCTGTCCCCGTCCACAGCGCCGCCGCTGGCGCGCAGTCCTGGGAGATCGGGGAAGGCCGTCGTCTGCTCGTTTTTCCAGGCCAGCACCATCGCCGCCGGCGCCGCGAACGGAACCACGAGCATCGGCCCTATGAGGCCGGCGAACTGGGTCGCGCCGTTGTCGTTCCCGAGCCAGAGCTTCGTGAAAGACGAGGAATCGAGAGCCGCGGCGCTCGTGTCGCTATCGGCGAGGACGCCATCCTCGTACAGATACACCGCGGCCGTGGAGGCGTCGGTCTGGTAGTAGGCCAGCGCGACGTGGTGCCACGCGTCATCGGCGAGGCCCGTGTCGCCCGCGAGACTCGCTACGAGGGATCCGGCCGTGTTGTAGACCTTGGCTGTAAATCCGTTGTTCGTGCGCTCGAGCTTGATGTGGTTCGTCAGATCCGTTCCACCGCGTAGGCTCGCGATCGTCGTGGTTCCACTGGCGGATGGCAGCCGCACCCAGCAGGAGATCGTGAAGGACCGGTGCTTGGTGAGAAACGACGGGGAGAAGAGCAGATCCGTGGCGGCTCGCACGGATCCGCCACGCACCCACGCCGAGCCCACGGCCTGTCGCTCGAGCGCCCAGGCGTCGGCATAGAACACGATGGCACTGCCGTCGTTGCTGACGACGTCGATATAGCCTGTGGCAGCCGCGCCGTTCGTCGTGCCCAAGACCTCGACCCGGGTCCACTGAGTCGCGGTCAGGGTTGCGTTCTGGCTGCTGACGAGCCCGATGTCGTCGTAGAGCCGAACGGTGACGGCCTCGGCGCCGGCGTCGCCCTTGAGATACACGACGCCTGTGTAATCCGCGGCGGAATCAACCGAGACCGCGTCGGTCTTCGCTCCGTCACCGGATGCCGCTGCCGTCACCTTGAGCGACTTCGTGCCCTCGACATAGTTCGAGGTGTCAGCCGCCAGGACCCCGCTGACCACCGCCGCATAGCCGGTGGGTGCGTTCTCGGCATCTGAGGAGTCGCCGCTCAGGTTGTTCTGCGTCGACGGGAAGGGGTCGAGAGACCCCGCGCTGCCGAGCAAGGACTCGGACTCGCTGCTGCCGAAGTCGTTGACCAGGGCGCCATCTCCAGCGATCCCCCACCGGATCCCCACCGTGCTCGAGAGCGGGACGAGGCCCTTGCCACTGTAGAGATCGCCGTCCCAGCGCCAGTTGTGCCCGAGACCGAGCAGCAACCCCCGCAGGGCCAGCGCGTCGATCGCCTGCTGGATGCTCGAGGTGAACCTCCAGCGGTCCTTGATGACTCGCCGGTCCCGCATCAGCGTGCCGGCAAAGGACCGACCATCGTCGCCCACGATCACCGGCTGGCGCCCACCACCGGGCACGACCGGGACGGTCCACCCATTGAGCGCGAGGAAAGGCACTAGCCGCCCCCGAACGGAGGCGTGTCGATCGGCGTACCGTTCTTGGCGAAGCGCTGGAAGCGCGCCTCCCGTTCGAGCTGCTCGCGAAAGCCCTTCACATCCGGTGTGACGATCGTCACGTTGCCGGTGAAGGTGATGCCACCGCCTCCCCCACCGCCTCCCCCGCCATCACCGCCGCCAGCGATGGACGGTCGATTGTCCGCATCGGTCATGATGGCGGCGAAGCGGGCCGCGGCAACCTTGAACCCCTCGGGGACATTCGTCAGCGCCTCTGTGGTCTCCTTGATCGTTTCAGAGAAGAGGCTGATAGCGTCAGCGGCTTCCCCCAGCGGACCTTGCACCTGGGCCTGGCTCGCATCCATGACGCCGAACAGATCCTTCAGACGACGCACCCACTCATCCGTGATTTGACTGGGCAGCAACTCACCGCCCTGCCCGAACATCTCCTTGAGACGCTTCTGCGCATCGTCGAAGGTGGCGCCGGAGCGCGCCATTTCATCGAACAGTCCCACGAGCTTCAGCGGACCGTTTTCCGCGCCAAATAGCGCTGCCTCCAGAGCTTTGAAATTCGGCCCCCCGAACAGCTCGTCCTCCAGATCTTTGGTCGCGATCTTGGTCGCTTCTTCAGCCGCTGGGCCGATCTTGCCGAGCTCGTCAAACCCCTCCGCGATTAAAGTGACCCCCGACAGCGCATTGCCGAAATCCGTCGCGATCTTGATGAGTGGGGATATGGCATCGAACAAGCCACCGAGGATCTTCTGCACGGGCTCGAGGCTATCCTCGAGCGTGGCCATGATCTTTCCAAAGCCTTCGGTGGTCGAGGACAGGCCAGCGATCGCACCAATGATGGCTCCGAATATCCCGCCGGACTGGAAGCCCTCGCTTGCACCGCCAAGAACTGCGGAGGTCCTCTCGCCGGCCTGGGCCATTGCGGCACCGGTCAAGATCCCTCCGGCAATGCCCAGTATCTGATTGGCCGAGGCGCTCAAATCGGTGAACTGATCCCGCACCGAGTCAAATACCGCCGTGAGAATATTGCCCGTTCGTTCGAGCCCAGCACTGACCTTTTGCTCAAACGACGTTCCGGCGATGTCCCACTCGTGCTGAATCGAGCCAGAGAGGTCATCGAACGCCTTGCCGAACGCTTTGCCGGTCTCGTCGATGCCGGCAAAATCGAAGCCGTCGTTCAGGTCGCCTTCGAGATTGGCAACGAACTCCTCCCCAAATCCTTCAAATGGCAGGCTCTCGAAGTCGAAGCCACCGCCTGCTCCTCCGCGCATGATCTTGTCTATTTTCTTGGAGGCGTCGCCAAACGTCTTCGATGCTTCATCGGTCTTCTTGCCGAAGTCCGAGAGGTTATCGGTGGCGGCCTGCAGCACGCCCTCAAGAGGACGAAAGAGGTTGGCGAACGAGGTCTTGATGAACTCCCCGGCGAAACCCATCACGTCGCCCTCGTTGCGTGCACCTTGGAGACCGGCCACACGCTGCGACGCCGCCGCACGCTCCTCCGGCGTCGCTTCTAGGTAGCCGCGGGCGATCATCGCATCGCGAAGTGTGATGACCGCCCCGATCGCCGCGGCGACAGCGAGGATCGGTGCGAGTATCTTGGTGAAGGCCATGCCGAAGGTCTTGATGGCGGTCGTCGTAGCTGCGAAGCCGGCCTTCAGGGCTGGCAGCATCTTCACCCAGGCGGCGCCAGCGGCAACAAGCCCGGAGAACGCAGTGCCCGCAGCCAGCACGACAGCGCCCACAGTCTTGACCGGCTGCGGCAGTCGAATCATCAGCTTCAGCATCCCGCTGATCGCAGCCAGCACGCCTTCGGCCGCCGGCAAGAGCGCCTCCCCAAACTTGGCTGCGAGGTCGCGCACCTGACCAGCGACTTTCTTGGTCGCATTCGCATAGCCGCCGGCAGTCCTCGCAGCGTCCCCCTGGGCGAGCGCGGTCCTGTCCATGATGAACTGATACCGAAGCGCGACCTTCTGGGCTTCGTTCATCTCACGGACCGACCCACTGATCCCCTTCGACAAGGCAAATGCCTGCAGGGAGGCCTCGGTCATCACCGCGCCGAAGCGCCGCATGGGTTCACTCGAGCCGATGAGCCCAGCCTTGAGCGCCTGCAACGCTTCGTCGTCAGCGACGTTGTAGTAGCTGCCGAGGTCCACGGCCAGCTGCGCGATCTGCGTGGACATCTCCGCAGCGGCTTCCCGCGCGCCGACCATCGGCGCCAGCATCGCTTGGGTCGTCCCCGCGAACTCGCGCATCTGGAAGACGGATCGGCCGACAGCGTCCGCCGTGGCATCGGCCCAGCTGAGCACCGCGGGCGTGAGGTCGCCGAACGAGCTCTCGATGACGTTCATCTGCTCGGCGGCGTCGGACGCGACGCTGATCATCTTGCCGATGCCGATGGCGCCGGCGGCGAAGGCCGCGGTCGCAGCGAGCCCCACGCTGTCAGCGAGGCCCTCGATGTTCTCGAGCTCCTTCTCCGCCTTCTTCATCTCGGCGTTGAACTTGGTGGCGATCGCGTCGAGGGTGACGCTGAGGGTTCCGAGGCTCTCGCTCATTCGTCGTCTCCGAAGGGGCGGCGCGGCATGGGATCGCCGGCCTTGCCGAATGTCCGCGAGAAGAGGGCTGCGCTGTATTCGGCTATGGCCTGCACCTGTCCCAGCCTCCTGCGGTGCCCCTTGATCTGGAGCATCACCAAGTAGATCGGCATCGATCCGACGTCAGTGGCGGCGATGCCCGCGGCTACCCCCTCAGTTCGAATGGCGCCCCAGTCCCATGTCAGTCGCTCGCGCTTTGCTCGGGGATCGGAGGGTCCTCGGCGCTGGCGCCGACCTCCTCGAGTTCCTTCGGCGACGGGTCCGGGTTGCCGGTCCACGTGAGATTGACTGCCCGCGTGATAGCCCTCAGGTAGTCGCCGAACTTCGTCATGTCGATCAGTTCGCCGGTCTCCTCAGGTGAGAAGTCGCCTCCGGCGCCGGCAAGCCCCGCCCAGACAAACGCTCGCAACGCCTTGACCCCGAACTTCGTCTGGTTGGTGCGCAGACTTTGGAGATAGGCCATGACGGAGTCGATACCGAGCATGGTCTCGACGGCCTCGAGCTCGTTGGCGCCGAAGGCGATGACCTTACGGGCGCCGCCCTTGATGGGAATCGTGATCTTGGTGGCCACGGGACCTCCCTTTCCGCCGCTCTGCGGCTACTGGTTGGCGTAGGTGACGACGCCGTCGGACTTCGCGGAGAAGCTCGCCTCTTGGATGCCGCCGGTGGCGCCCGAGATCTTGAACGACGTCACGACCGCCTGGAACCGTGCCTCGCGCTCGCCCGAGGTGCTCTTGGGACGGAAGCGGAACCACAACTTGGTCTTGCCCTCGAACGCTTGCTGGAGCTCGAGCTGACCGGCGTCGGTGTGGTCGTAGTTCATCGTCCCGGACAACGCGGCACGCGACTGACCGTATTCGGTCTCGTCTGACCCGCCGCTGTCGTTGTCGCTGGCGTCGATCTCGTCGTTCGACGGATCGAAGTCGACGGACTTGAGGAAGCTGAGCTCCGTGTACCCGGAGTCGGCGTTGCTGACGGCAATATCGGCCTCACGGCCAATGCGCTTCGCTACCATAGTGCTCTCCTGCTCTTGTTACGGTGGGGTTTGGGTGACGACCGCGGCGGAAATCGACGTGCCTGTGTCCCAGGCGATGGCCGGCGCAGTGCCGAAGATCTGGGTTGGGAACGGCCCCAGCTGCCCGGTGTCACCGCCTGCGACCGTCAGGGTCTTGGTCCACGCCTTGTTGAAGGTCTCGCGGTTGGCAGCGGCTGTGACCGTGCAGACGACGTTGCCACCGGAGGCGTTTTTGACCAGAACGATCTCCTTGCCGGTGTTGGCAAAGTCGTTGCCGTTGGGCTGGTCGACGGACTCGTAGCCGACGTCGGCGATGCCTTCGCCGAAGGCTGCAGTGGCGACCTTGGTGAGGGTGGTGGCTGGCATGGTCTACTCCTCCGGCTCGTCAACGGTGAGGGGCTCGCCGTCGTCGTCGAGGACATCGACGGGCGGCGTGGGATCGAGCTCCGGGTTCGGCTCCGGCTCGATGACCTGATTGTCGAGCGTCGCGCGCTTCGCTGACCCATCAGCGAAGCAGTGCTCGGCGACGTCGTCGGGCAGGTTGACGAAGCGCCCGGCTGGCGCCTGCTTGACGACGCCGGACTTCTCGAGCGCGTACTCGACGGGCTTGGTGGTGTAGACACGCATCATCGGCTACTCCTCGAACTGCAGCTTGAGGTTGATGGACCACTCGTGATGCCCCGCCTCGTCCTCGCCGAGATAGAGCGGTTCCTGGAGCAGCCCGATGTCGATGTAGTCCGCGGTCAGGGGCTGGTGGTGGAGAGCGTTGCGGACGCTGGTGCGCAGCGCATACCCGCCGGCGTAGTCGCCGGGGTTGCTGCGGACCCGCACCTGCACCGAGGGCTCGTCGAGCTCGACGGCGGAGCCGCCGGCGTAGGCCAGAGGGGCGGGGCCGCCGCTGGCCATCACGAAGACCGCCTGGTGCGGCACGTAGTCGCCCGGAGGCTCGACCTTGCCCGGAAACAGGTTCCGGCTGGCGCCGCTCTTGTTGAGGGCCGCCACGGCGCTGTCGAGGCGATCCACGACGTCGGTTTCGGGGACGGCAACCATCTAGCCCTCCCCCGGCGTCGAGCCGCCCATGCGGCCCCGTTTGAAGTTGGCCCAGGCTCGGCGCGCGACTCGATCCGTGTAGCCTTGCTTCGCCGCGTTGACCGGGTCCTCGAGAAACTTCGCCTTTCCCACTGGGTGGCGCACCTCGAGGCGCTCATGGACCGGGAGGGCGTAGCGCGTGCCGTAGCCCATCGAGACCATGGGGCCGCGTACGGTGGGCCTGGGCTTGGCGACGTAGCCGGTCTGCCGCAGCCGGCCGGTGTCAACGGGGACCTCCTGCTTCGACTGGGCCATGATGGCGAGCGCCTCCTGGTGGATGGCGTCGCCGAGGGCGCTCTCCATGGTTCTGCCGGCGCGGCGCATGTTGCGGACGACGACCGCGAGGCTCTTGCTGGTGGCGCTCATAGATAGGCCTCGAAGAGCGTGTCGCCGCCACCGGGGGTCGACGCCTTCTGAGTGGCGATGACCCGGCGGCCGGCATTGGCGTCGGCGGTATCGTCGCCTGGCACCCAGACCTTCGACCCGCGGGTGATCTCGCTCTCGGTCACGATGACGTGGTCGGCCTGGACTTCATTGCCGTCGGGGCCCACCAAGGTCTTGACCTTGTGCTCGACGCGGCCCGGCATCGTGGTCTGAGCGCCGAAGCTCAGGTCGCCGGCGGGGGCGCCGGCGGCGATCCCCGTGACGGCCGCAACGGTCACCGTGTCGGTCAGGATGTGCTCCCAGCGACCCATCAGGTGAGCCTCCGGTAGGTGTCGAGGGTACGGCGCACCGCCGGGGGCCAGCTGTCGGTGTCGCCGAGATAGGTGGCGCTCCAGCTGAGGAGCCTCTCGGCCTTGACGTTGGGGTCGCGCTTCTTGCCCGCACGAATCGCCCGCACGAGCTCGATGCAGGCCTCCTCGATGTCGTCGGGGAGGCCGCGCGTCTGCCCGGCCTGGGTTCCGCCGAGGGTCCCAGAGCCGTCGAGGGTCGCGTTGCTGAGCGCGGATGTGAAGATGACGGTGTCGCCGTCGGTGCCGGGCTCGAGCCACTCCACGACCACGGTCAGACCGACGCGCCAGGCGCGGACGTTCGCCGCCTCTGAGCCGGCGTTGATCGCGGCGACCAGGTTGTCGCAGGTCACCCGAACCGAGGCGCCGATGTTGAATTCGTTCGCCGCCGCGCCCGTGGTCTTTGCGGTGATGGTCGTGTTGTTGATGACCATCGTTTCGTTGTTGGCGGGCTGGCCGGTGAAGGTGATCGTGCCACGGGCCTTCGACTGCTCGGGCGTGTACCAGCCGCCATCGTAGGTGACGACGACCAGGGCCCGCTCGGTGCCGGCCAGGGGCCCCTGGGAGACGTCGTTGCGGTAGTGGGCATCCCAGCGCCAACCGTTGACGCGCGCGATGAGACCGGCCTCGGCGTTGTCGATCGAGTAGCTGTCGGAATCGACCGTACTGCCGTTGTCGACGATGCTGGCGATGCTGTTGATCGGCGCGCGGTCAACGATCAGCTTGTCCCACCCGCTCGCCTTCGCCGTCTCGACAATGGCCGTGTTCCGGAAGAAGATCCGGCGGCAGTGACGTTCCATGGCGCCGGAGGCGGCGTTGATGTAGCGAGCGAGGGCAGGTTCAGCGCCTGCAGAGATCCCCAGGTCTTCCTCGACCGTTGTCACAGTCGTCAGTGCGTTGGCCGCCAGTTCGACCATACAGGTCCCTCGTCATCGCGCTGCCGGATCAGGAAGCGTCGCTGCCGTCGCCTTCGGTGCCATCGGCGCCATCGGCGCCATCGTCGCCATCGCCGGCGGTCAGCTTCTCGAGCTGCTTTTCGACGGCGGCCTTGACCGAGGCGCGGTCCTCGGTATCCAGCCAGCGGCCGAGCTGCTCGAGGTCGGTGGTTGCCTCGACGGTCTTGACCGCCTGCTGCCAGGTCTCCCCGGGGACACGGCCGGCCGTGTCGGACTCGCCGGCGCCGGCGCCCGTGCCGCCCTGAGCGTCGCTGCCATCGGCTGCGGCTGCGATGTCGTCGGGGTCCTCGGACACCGCCAGGCCGCGTTTGATGAGCTCCTCGGCCTCCTCGAGGGGCAGGCCGATGTGCTCACCGCCGTTGAAGACGCCCCACCGCTCCTTGAGCCGGATGGGCTTGACGGCCTTCTTCGCGCCGCTGTTGCCATCGGCCAGGATGGCGAGGGCCTCCGCCCGCGGCAGCGTCTGCAGCGTGCCGTCGACGAGCTTGAGCGTCATCACGTCGGACATGGTCACTCCTCAGCCGGAAGGGTTCGCGGTCAGCGTGCCGGCGCTACTGGGGCAGCCGGTCGTAGCCGCCGAGGACCGCCTCGGTGTGAAACGTCGCGGTGTCCGTGGCGGTGTTGCTGAGGTCCGCCGTGACGTTGATGCGGACGTAGCGGGCGAGCCCACGCAGGTCGAGGTTGTGCTCGTCGACACCGCGCTTGTTGCCGGCGCCGGTGGCCTTGACCGCGGCCGCCTCGATCGCGACCGCCGTGTTCCAGCTCGAGCCGTCGTCAGAGTCCTGATACTCATGGGCCAGACTCAGCGTCTTGGCAGCGGTCAGGGCGGCCAGGTAGGCGGTCGAGATCACGGCGCTCTGCGCCATGCCACCATCGCTCGACACGCGGTCGATCGTCTGGCCGGTGACCTTGACGTTGTCGAGGCCGCCGGCGGCGGTGATGACCGACGGTGCACCGCTGCTCTCTGACGAACAGGCGTCGTGGGTGGTGACGTAGCCGCCGATGTTTCCGGGGGAACGCAGCATCGTGATTCTCCTTGGATCGGGTCCTTGGTCTCGAGGTTCAGCCGACTACGCGGCCCAGCGAACGCCCTTGAGGCAGACGATCTCGTTGCCGACGCGACGGGCTGCCAGGTCGTGCTCCATGCAGACCTTGATCAGCACCTCACCGCGCTGGAACGTGTGATAGGTGACGCCGCCTTGCACGTAGGAGGCGTGCTCCGAGGTCTCCACCTCCATCGTCTCGGTCTCGCCGATGACGACGTCGAAGAAGTCCGCGAGGTAGACCTCGGAGTCGTCGCTCGAGCCGCTGACGTTGACGGTGTTCGGGATCGAGGTCGTGCGCTTCCAGGGGATCCCGAGGATGGTGCCCTGCATCAGCTCTTCTTTGAAGATGAAGTTGCTGTTGCTGTCGAGCAGCGTCAGGAACTTCCGCCAGGTCCGGTTGCTGAACAGCCACCCCGGACGGACCATCCGGATGTTGCTGTCGAGCAGCGTCTGAATCATGCGCCCGAGGTCGGCGATGATCTCCGGGGCCGTCGAACCGTCGGCGCTCGCTGCGGCGTTGGTCGCCGTCAGGATGTTGGCCGCCAGCGCCAGATAGTAGAGGCCTCGCGGCGTGTTGGCGGAGCCGTCCGAGCGGATGAAGGTCGAGTCCATCTTGACCTTGGCCGCCATGATGAGGTCGTCCTGGATGTATTCTGCGGCCGCGCCGCCGGTGCGCCGCATCAGCTGCTTGGTCACCGGCGCCATGACGTCGAGGATGCGGGTGTTGAGCTCGACATCGCCGAAGGTCATCTCGGAGACGGCCGCATTGGCCGCTTCGCCGCGATAGGAGGCGCTGGCGCCCGTGGCACCACGGTTGATGGTGAGCTTGCCGCTCTCCATCGGCATGACGCGCGCGCCGCTTTCGACGATGACGGTCGCGGCGCGAAGCACCTCGACGAACTCGGGGGACGTCTCTCCGTCGATCAGGACGCCGCCGGCGCTCAACGTGCCGGTTTGCAGCGACTTCGCGATCGGGACCAGGTCCTTGAGGCGCGGACTGGCTTCGACGAGCTTGACGACCTCGGCCGGGTCGTTCTTGGCCTGGGCCAGGAGCTGCACGAGCGTGCCGAGCTGGTGACCGACCACCGCGCGCCGCTCCGGCGGCATGCGAGCATCGCGCCGGGCCTTGGCGGTCGTCGCCTCGAGGATCTCCTCGCGGAAGTCGTTCTGGGCCGCGTCGTGGCGGTCCTGCAGGTCCTTCGCGAGCTTGGCGATCTGCTCACCGCAGGCGTTCTCGATGTGCTTGAGCAGGTCTTCCTTCTTCATCGGTGACTCCTAGGCGGGTAGCTCGCCAGTGAGTTGGGCCCGCGCATTGGCGACCACCGTGGTCACGTGCTGGGCGATTTCTTCGGGGGTGATGTCGATCTCGTCGTCGTCGGCGAGCTCGAATTCGGCGCCGAGGGCATCGAGGTCGACCTCGTCGCCGCCGGCGACGGCCTTCGGTTCGAGCGGGTCGGGCTCGGCGTGGATCTCCGCGGGCTCGGCGGGGTCAGCCACGAGGTCCGCCAGGGAGAGGTGCGCTTTGCGCAGCACTTCGAGCTGCTCGTCGGTGAGGGCACGGCCGTGACGCTCGATGACGGTCACCAAGCGCCCAATCTTCGTCACCGCGTCGCTGAGGTGCTGGTCGATGGCTTTGGCGGCCCGCTCAATCTCGTCGCAGTCGGCGTCTTCGGCCGGGTTGTCGGCGCCCTCGGCCAGGGGCTCGGTGGTCGGGTCGTCCGCCGCACCGCCCGTCTCGCCGCCCTCGGTGCCGGCTGCCGCCCGAGTCACGAGCACCGAGGTCTTGGCGGCCGAGTCGAGGAAGATCTCGAGGTCGTCGGTGGGCACCAGCAGCCCGGTTTCCGGGTCGTCCCGCAGCGTCTCGGCGTAGGCCAGCATCGACTCGACGGCGATCCCCTTGGAGCGGGCGATCTGGAGGGCGTCGCGGTTCGCTGGCACGGGCACCGCCGAGCCCTCGAGGAGCTCCTGGCGGAGGAAGTTCATCGCGAAGAAGCCACGGTCATCGGCGAAGGAGTACTCGAGCGGGAGGAAACCGGCGGACGTCGACTTGAGCAGGTCCTCGTCGTACATCCGCATGATCGTGTGGCCGAAACCCTCCCCCATCGGATGAGGCATGTCCGCGGGCGCGAACCGCACGTCGATGACGAGCGCCTTGCCAAACCGGGGAACGTCCCGGATCTCGGCAGCGATCGGGTCGCCGATGGGCGGCAGGTGGTTGTTGTGAGCCCACAGGAAGACACCGGCCTCGCGGAAACTCTCGAGGTCCCAGCCGTCCTGGTCGATGACGTCGCCCTCCCGATCGACGGAGCCGGTCGAGAGGATGAAACGACGGACGCGATCCCCCGGTTCGCCAACGGCCTTGGCCTCGGCCGAGCGGCACGGGACCGCGAGGGCCACCTTCGATTCCGGGAGCTCGTCCTTCTTGGCGAGCTCCTTGAATCGCTTGGACGTCAGTCTCTGGAGGGTCTCTTCGTGCACAGTGCCTCACCGTCTCGCTTGCTCCTCTGGGCCACTTGGAGCGGTGGGCACTGGCTATTTGGGCGAGTTCGTTTCTACGTGGCTCTGACCCTAGCAGATCGGTCAACCCCCGGCATACTGAACGCCGTTCCACGTCCCGCACCGCGGACATTTCCACGAAAACGGCGTTTTGAAGCGTCCTACGAGCGTTTTGCCGCACGGCGTCCCGGCGAGGCGGCCTTTTTTGTGCACGCCGCTGCACGCCGGGTTGTCGACGGTCTTGGCCGGGCGCTCGCGCTGGAGAGCCGCGCTCATGCGGCACCTCGGCGTTCGGCGAGCTGCCGCAGGGTATCGATCGTGTCCGCCTCTTGCGATCTGAAGCCAGCCCGGAATGCCGACTCGGCCCTGCCGCTCCAGGAGTCGAGATCGTCCTCGAACCCCCTGACCAGGTAGATCTTCCGAGTGCCGCCCGGCGCCGCCTTGTCCTCGATCACCGCGTATGTCGTGCACCGGCACTGGATGTCATGGTGCGCGACACCCGACCCGCACGGGTACATGGTTTCGACGCCGTCGGAGAACCGGAACGCCTCGCCCAGCGCGACCTCGACCTGGTTCATCTCCTCGTGCATTGGCCGTGCACGGCCATCGAGCGTCGATAGCCAGCCCCGGCGGGACACGACCCCGGACTGCCTGTGCGCCTGGTACGTGGCGAAGTTGGCGCTGATCGCCGGCTCCGTCCTGGCGATCAGCGTCGCCCGGCGCATCGTCGCGTCGCTGAAAACGTCTCGCACCCGGCGGCGCAAGGCGCGGTAGTCCTCGCCGGCCTCGACACCTTCGAGCAGCTGGGCCCGGATCGCCGCCTGGGTCGTTTCGTTGATGCCGCTGATCCGCTCGCCACCGAAGGCCTCGAGGTGCTGCAGCACCGCCGGGTTGAGCAGGTCGAATGCTGCCTCGATGCCGAGCTCCGCCAGCACACCATCGCCCCACTGCCGCAGCTCATCCTCCCAGAGCGCGGTCGTGCGCTCAGCTAGGTGCGCCGCGGTCACGGCATCCACGACCAGGTCGATGTCGCTGAAGTCGATGCCGGACGCCTTCCGGGCCGGGCCGGCGCCGATCCGCTTCGACTCGTCGACCATCGCCTGGGTGGGCCGCGGCGGTGTGGGCGTCCGCGGTGGTTGCATCTCGCCGGCGGGTCGTCGAACCTCGGTGGCCAGCATTGTGTAGGCCTCCCCGTCGTCGACGGGCTCGAACCCCTGCACCTCGCGCCATTCGTTGTCCTTGATGGTATACGGCGCCGCCTTCATCGCGTTCAGTCGATGTTCCTTGTCCTCCGGTACTGGGCTCTCGTAGCCGATCAGCTTGCGCTCATCGAAGTCCGGCGCCACCTGAGCCTGCAGCGCCCCCATCCACCGTTGGCAGCGCGGCACCAGGAGCCATTGGGCAAAGATGAAGCCGGCGGCCTCGATGGTCGCCCGGTTGCTGTCCTCGATGACGCCGACGATTTCTGGAGGAATACCCCATGTCTCGCGCGAGACGCCGCGCAGGAACTTCCGGAGCTCGACGACGCCTTGGTCCTTGTAGCCGGCATCGAGCACGTTGACGTCGGCCTTCTGGCCGAAGAAGTGCCAGAGGAAGCCACGCTCGGCACCGCGGTGCTGCTCCTTCCACTGCTCCTCGAAGCGGTCGATCTCAGGTTGGCCGACGTTGTCGAAGGACACGATCCCGCCCGGCGTACCGTGATTGTAGAAGAACGCCTTGCTGAAGGTCGCGGCGTATTCGTCCGTATCGATCTCGTCGGCGAGGCTCATGGCGATCCCGGCCCCGCGGCCGTATGGGCTGAACGGATCGGAGATCCGGATCCGGAGGATGTCGCGCGCCGGTAACTTGCGCTCCGTGCCGGAAGTGATGCGAACCCGGTATGTATCTTCGCCCGGTTGTGGGACGTCGATCACCCACGTGGGGACCAGGGGCCAGAGCCGCACCGGCTTCCCGAACGCGTCACGTTCCTTCCAGGCGATTGTCTCGCCCACGAGTTCGAGGTGCTTGCCCATGAGCTCGCGAGTCTCGAACCCGCTCATGTGGGTGTTGCCTGCGTCGAGGAAATCGAGCAGCGGGTCGTCGGGGAGCTCTTCGAGGTCGCCCGCGCGCTTCATCGCCAGGATGTGCTTCTGCCGCATCTGCATCGGCATTCGCTCGAGCTTGCGAGACCGCACCGACTTGCCGCCGGCGCCGACTACCCGCGACACGGTGAAGGGGACGGACGCTGTGCTCTCGGCGATGCGTGAGACGACCTGCATGACCATCGGGAAATTGTTGGCCTGCTTGAGCATCTCTCGGACGCCGCGCCGTGGGGGAGTGCGGCCTGCCGCGACGGCGCCAATGAAGGCCTGGCCCTCGGGCGTCAGTTCGCCGCCCTGCGCCTTACCTCGCGGAGCAACCCATCGCGCAATGCTACTGCGTAGGGACTCTAACATCGTCAGGCGCTCCCGAAGGCGAGGGTGTTGCGCTGCAGGGCGATATAGCCGGCGGCGGCGCCGTCTACCTGGTCGTCCTTGTCGGCGTCGGGGAAGTTTTCATGCTCCGCGACGAACGGTGCGTTCCAGGGTCCCTTGAGTAGCAGCGCGCCGTTGTTGGTGACCTCCGAGCTCCAGGGGCCGGCGGACGTCACCTTGTCCTTGGTGGGCCGCGTCTCCTGGAGACGATACCCCTGCAGGAGCCGTCGCATGTGGGCGATGTCCACCTTCCCCGCCTGCCCAGGGTCCTGAAAAACGCCGATTGCCACATCGCGACCATCCTGGCTGGCGATGGCCTTCATCCGTCTGTCCACCACGGAGGGCCCGCCGCGGAACCGCTCGACGTGCAGAACTGCGAACCGTCCATCTTGGAGGCGGGCCATCTTGATCCCCGCTGTCCAGTCCGGATCCGGGTTCTTCGGCGAGGGCTCGGTCGCTGCCTTGTCCCACCACCGCACGACCTGCTCGACCGGCGCCGGCAGCTTGGACACGATTTCGAACTGGCTGCTCTGGAAGTACAGGCCGGCGGCGGGCCGGATCTTCCAGTTGCCGCGGAGTAGGCGTTCCTGCTCCACCCGCGTCATCGCGAGCAGCTTGCCCCGATAATCCGGGTCGGCGCGCATCATCGCCGGGTTGTCCTCGAGCTTCCCGGGGATGAACGTCAGCGTGCGGGGTGAGAAGTCCTCCTCCGGGATCTCCGGGAAGCGTTCTCGCAGCTCCTCCGGCGAATCGCCCCAGTGCAGCTCGTCGTTGAGGCGCAGGAAGTAGCGGATGACACCGCCCCGCTCTGGGATTGGATACCCGGTCTCCTGGTCGATCCACCACTCGATGAGCTTGGCGATGAAGCTGTCGGGGTCTGGATTGCAGGTGACCCGCATGTAGGGCCGGACGCCGCAGCTGCTCCGGTTGCGGCTGAACATGTACCAGAACTGCGACTCGTCGAAGTGCGTCCCCTCTTCGAAGATGATCAGCGCGTAGGCCTTCGACTGGTGCTTGCGAACGTCGCTCGCGAGCTGCAGGTGAGACAACTTGACCGACGCCCCACTCGGGAATCGCCAGTCGAGCGTGGGCTTCTCGCGGGCTCCCGCGCCGAACGCCGGGTAGAGCTTCTGCGTCTCCTCCCAGATCGAGCCGGCACCGGTCAGCTCGTCGGACGTGCGACGGAAGATGATCGCGGAGAAGCCGGGGACGTTGTGGAACCGCAGCGGCTCGACCGCTGAGCACCAGCTCTTGCCGCACCCCGCGCTGCCTCCGGCGATGACGATGTCCGCCGACGAGGCGAGCACCGACTCCTGGAACCCCGGCTGCGGTCGGATCTCGATCCGCTCGGGCTCTTGCGCGGCGCTACTCATCGCCGCGAGTGCAGCCACCAGGAGCCACACGCGCCTACTCCTGGTCCTGGGCGTCGACGGGCCCCTCGGCATCGATGGGTACCACCTCGATGCGCTTCACCAGAACGGTCAACGTCGCCTTGTGGTACTTCTCGACCCCGAAGTCGAGGCGTACGTCAGTGACCGCCAAGTGGACGCCGTCGAGTTCTACCGACGAGCTGCCGTCGCAGCGCACGCTGACGTCGGTCAGCTTCACCTTCAGCAGATCATGTGCCATCGGCTACTCCCCGGCGAGCACGGTCGACGTGTACTCGAGCCACGCGTCGAGCAGGACCGCGTCGGATGCGTAGGTGTCCGTGGTCATGTCGCGCTTGAGTTCGAGCGAGAGCAAGTCGCCGGCGGCGAGCGGCTGATCGCCGTCGTCGTAGTCGATGGTCAGAGACGTGACATGGATCTCCTTGTCGGTCCCCGGATCGGCTGCCTCGGTGTAGGTCGTAGCCGCGGCGCCGGCGGTACCGGCGTCAGCCGCTTCGGCCTCGGCCTTTGAGCGCCAGTTGCCGTTCCACTCGACGGTCTCGCCGTTGGCGATCGCGGTGGACGGCTGGTTGCACCAGGCGACCTTCAGCGCCAGGTCGCTGGCGCCGTCCCAGTCGCTTGGGACGCGCAGGGCGTTGTAGAGCGCCTCGGCATCGGCGTCGAAGGCCAGGCCCTGCAGGAGCCCTACGACAGACGCGGTGGGCGGGGTGCTGGCGTGCGGGGTCCAACCGCCGAGCGGCAACGGGACGCGGCGTGTGCGGCTCGCGACGGTCCCGGCGACGTCGCCAGCGCTGATATCGCCCGGGACGGCCAGGTCCCCGGTGCCGGGCAGCACCATGTTGCCGTTGCGCTGGAACTTGTGGAGCTGGGCGTTCTGCAGCAGGAGCACGGCGTCGCCGTTGCCATCCATGAACAGACCGTTGCCTTCTTCGGGGCTGAGCGGGATCAGAGGTGCCATGGTGGCACCGTGCCAGAGCCGGTAACGGTTGGGTACTGAATGCGCCGGGGGGGCGTGGGTGTGGTCAGCCGACCAGCCGATACCACAGGCTAGCGGCCGCGGTGGTCGCCGCCACCCAGTATCTCGCGGCTCCGAGAATGATACGGCCCGTCATCGTGCGGTTGGCCTGGCGCTGAAGCTCGCCCCAGGCTTCCTCGGCCTCAATCATGACAATGCACATTCGGCACCGTGTCGCCGGCGAGTTCTCCTCATCCAGCAAAGGGCCTGCGCATTCCACGCCGCAGAAGGCGCGGCGGCTCCCCTCCGGCAGCGCGTGTGCGTAGCCAAAGAGGTTGAAGGCCAACAACCGCTCTTCGAATACCCACCGCGCCGGCGGCAACGGGGGCTGCTGTGGCGCCTTCTGCATTACTCCCTGCGGCGACCACTTCCGCCGAGCCTTACGTTCTCCGTGCTGAGCCGCTCGACCTCAGCTTCCAGCTTCCCCACGATGCTGTCGCGGCGTGCTCGCGACTCGTCCTTCCGGTCGAGTTCCGCCAACAGCCCGCTCATCTCCGCCTTGTGCCACTGATCTCGAAGGCCGGCGTAAGTGCTTCGGAGGCCATTGAACCGCCCGAGCAGGCACTGGGGGCATACAAGGCGCCGGTCGTCAAGAACCGCCGGGTCCGGCCGGGGGCCGACAGACTCGTCGTCTGTCCGGATGACTGCGAGTTCGGTGCCGCAGACGCTGCATCGCTCGCACTTCAGTACGGATTCCTTCAACTTCTTCTGCATCTCACGACCCTCCCTGTTGTCCAAATAGACCGCTATCGCAGCTCTGGCAACTGGTGGGGGAGAGGCGAATGGACGTCTACACGCCCCGGGGACCCGGAATTGGTGTAGGCCGCGGCCTTGGCGGCGGAACCCCGACAATGCCGACCAGGATCGGCTGACCGTTCACCGGGCATGATCTCCAGTGGGTGAGAGCAGCGCTGTCGCGCGTCTCCATCGGATAATCGAGCGGCTCGAACTCGAGGTGCTGGTGGGAGCCGTAGCACCTGGGGCATCGGTCCATCGACACGACGATGTTATCAGACTGATTTGTGCCTACCATTCGTCTTCCCCGTTCTTGCACAGGCCTCGATGTTTTGGCTCGAGCTCGCAAAGCTGGGCCTCGTTGAGGAGGTTCGCGCTGCCGCAGCAGTGCTCGCGCAAGTAGGCGGCTTTGACCTCAGCATCGGCGGCCTGGCGCTGGCGGGCCGACTCCTCGAGCGCGTCGGCGGTGGCATCGGCGATTCGCGCCGCCCTCCTGCCGACATCGGGCTCGTGGGCGGGTAGGAGGTCACCTCTGCGCAGAAGCCCCTCGAGCGCCACCTTCGCCAACTCGAATCGTTCGTGGTTCATCGCTTGCCCTTTCAGTTTACCAGGTCCGGCGCCGGCTCACGCTTCCGCCGGACTACCGTGACGAGGTAGCTCTCGTCCCGGCGCTCCGCGTTCTCATCGATCGCCTCGACTGCCCACATGAGGCCCTGCGGCACCGACCGTACCCGCGCGAACTCGACAGACCGCTGTGCGACCGCCAGCGCTCGGTAGACCTCTCCGGCCTCCTTGGCTCGTTGTCGCTCGGCCACCACGCGGACCCACCGGCCGGCCAGGAACGCGGCGACCAGGGAGCCAGTCCACAGCGCGGTGATGGCGAGCGGCGTCACTTCGTCGGCCCGCGCTGATTGTCGGGGAGGTAGACGCGGACCTCGGCCTTGGCCGATACGTTCGCGTTGAGATCGACATCGTGCCTGTGGGTCGGCGCCGGGAAGGTCGCGGGCATCATTCGCTCGAGGAGCCAGCGGACTGTCGCGGCGTCACCGGAGTGCAGCGCTCGCAGCAAGCCGTACTTGGCGCGAGCCAACGCCTCGCCTTTCCAGCGCTCGGCTGCTTCGTCGAGGGCCTCCCGCCACCACTCGGAGTCTTTCCAACTCCGGACCGTCCGCTCCGAGCAGCCTGCCGCCTCTGCCGCGTCCGCCATCGTACCACCAAGGGACACAACGTAGGCTGCCATCACAGCTTTTTCCCGTGACTGCGGCTTGTCGACCGTCTGCTTGCTCCGGCAGTTCTCGGCCGGCTTCTTCGCCTGTTTGTCCTTCTTCGCCATCGCCTACATTCTCAACCGCGCGGACCGTCGCCGTGCACTGAACGCCGCCCCAGCCTTCCGGCCTCGCGCTCGCCAAGCGGGGTAAGGGCCAGACCGCGCACCGTCGCCGGGGCTCGCACGATGCAGCCCTTGCGCTCGAGAAGGACCACGTGACACGCCACGGCGTTGGTCGAGCTCACCGACAGAGCCCTGGCCAACTCGAGGTATGTCGGCGAGCGCCCGTGCTTGCGTGTGTGTCGGAGCACCGCGCGCAAAACCTCGCGCTGGCGGTCGGTTACTGGGAGGTCGGTCTCCGGCTCGATGGTTTGACTTCGCTCCGCAGCTCGGCAGAGCTCGCGCGCCCGCCTCGCATGAGTCCCGAGGCGCTCGGCGATCGTCTCATAGGCCGCCCCGTGCCGACGCCGCATGCGGAGGGCGACCGCAAACTCGCCCATGGCCATCACCGGGCTGCCTCAAACACGAAGCTGCACACCTCGACGTCGATGCGCAGGCTGCCGTCTGCTTCGGGCTCATCGACGGTGAACACCGCTTCGCATCGCCGGGGATAGCACTCGAACAGGCGCTCGACGCTGCAGCAGGCGGCCGTGCCGATCCCTGGCTCTGGGTTTTCTCGCTCGATGCGTTCGGTCACCGACACGCGCCCCACACCCGTGGCTATGTACTCGAGTCGATCACAGTCGACCGAAACGGGATCCCAGGACTGCGGTGCGGCCGAGCCACAGCCAGCAAGAACAGCGGCCGCGACCACCGCCGCGTCAATCATGTTCACCGCCCTCCTCCCGCAGCAGCGCGTCGAGTTGCTCGAGGCGCCGACGGTGCTTCTTGATTTGCCTTGCCCGCTCCTGCACATCCACGACGAGCCCTCTTGGCGCCGGCGTATCCGGCACGCAGGACCTCGCCCACTGCAGCCACCACAGCAGCTTCGCGCGACCGGTCTTCTTTGCCATCAGCGATCCTCTCGAGCTCGACCATCTTCACCAGCAGCGTCTCGCAGTCGGCGAGGATCTCGGCCCTCGTGGCGAGATCGCCGCACTCCCTCGCCTCCTGGCGCAGCTCGAATGCGAGCGCGTGGAGCAGCTCAGCTGCCCCCCGCAGCCGCTCGCGCCAGCAGTGCGACCTCGCAATCATCACCTCACGCGGCCTCCGAGATGACGAGCTCCGAGCAGCCCTCGCCGCGACCGGCCTTGTGCTGCTCGTACGCCGCCACGAGCCACGCCGGGCGATCGTCGTAGAGCACTCCGACGTGCACCAGTGCGTCCACGACCGCCTTGCAGCCGCCGATCAGGTTACCCTCGTCGAGCTCGCCGGCACTGAAGCGGCGGATGACTACCTGCCGGCGCGCCGGCTGCAGACGTGTCTGCAGGTGCAGCAGACACCACTCCAGGCGACGTTCGTCCGTCTGCACTGACGGTTGTGGGCAACCATCGACGCGACACCGCCCCTTGAGGAGCTTCGCCGTCTTCCGGTCCAGCTTCGTAGGCCACCGTACCAGCGGGTCGCCCATCTCGAGGAGCCGCTTGTGGATGACGTCTGTGCAGCGCTCGCGAAACCGAGCCTGACGCAGGTGGTGCCAATGCCCGTACGTGTTTTGGCTCGGCGTCGCGAACGGTAGGCGGATCGTCACGCTCATCGCTACTGCGCCCGCACCGGCTCCAGGTTGCCGTGACGACCGGGTTGCTTGCGGATGGCTGGCGGCGCTGTGCCAGGCACCTGCGCTTGCTTGTCCGAAACGAACTCGACATCGACGACCTCGCCGGCGAGCATGCCGAGCGCGCCGAGCTGGGTGGCATTCTCGATCATCAGCGGGAGGTCGATCTTGACGCTGACCTTCGAGCCCCCCTTCTGCGGATAGACGCCCTTGAATTCCGGCTGCACACCGAACGGGCCGGCACCGCCGAGCCTCACCGTGTGCATCGAGAAGTTGTACTGCGGCTCGAACTTGCCGACGCGCCACTCGCCCTCCTCGGCGGGCTCGCCTTCGACCTCGATCTTGAGCTGGGGCGATCGGATGAATGCCGCGTAGATGATGTCGGTGATCTCCTGACCGAAGCGCTTGACGAACTGCTCGCGATCCATCGGGAACGCGATCGTCACCGTCAGCATTCGCAGCTTCGTTTCCTCGTAGAATCGCAGCTTCACTGCGGGCTCGATGTCGGCTTTGAATTTGGCGTCAATACGCACGGAAGACCTCCTGGACAGTGGTTGTGGGATACGTGGCCTGGTCCCCGTGGGCATCCCAGCCCGGCGGGAGCACGCCACGCGCAAAGAGCTCGAGCCGCGGTACCGGGCCGAACATCTCGACGGCGAGGTTGCGGAAGAGCGGTGGTTTCGCGCTGTGCTCGGTCGGTGGTTCGCGGTGCACCTGCTTGGGGTGGCCACAGACCGCCGGCGAGCCGCGGGTGCCGAGCAGCACGTACTCGGAGCTCGGCAGCGAGTAGTGCCCCTGGGTGTTTCGCTCACCCTCGCCGTCGTTGGTCGACTTGCACCAAACGAAGGCGACGGTCTTGTAGGCGAAGCCCCACGACGCGAAGAGGTGCGTCGCCTCGAGCATCTTCGGGCCGGTCGCCCAGAGCAGCAGCGCGGCATCGTCGGCGGCGAGTCGCTGCAGCGCCGGCCCCATCGCGCGCAGCTCGCGCGGGCGCATGCGCTGGTAGGTCTCGGGCCGGTGTTTCTGCCGGTCCGAGTACCACCAAGGGCAATCCGAATAGATGAGCTGGTAACGCGGCATCGCCGTCTCACACGGGGCAATCGTCGACCACAGGTTGTGGGTTGGGTCGATCGGTTGCGGCCGCCCGGCGGTAGGCGTCGGCGCGAGCCTTGTGCTCGGCGTGGGTGGCGTGCGCTCGCGGGATAGACTTGAACCCGCCGTGGCTGTCCCACATCTCGCGCAGGTCGCGCATGCGACGCCTGCCTACCTCTTGCGGGGTGATGCCAACCGGCCCCACCCCGAGGCGCCGGCTCTCGCCCTCCCACGCGCGGGCAAGCTGCTCGAATACGTTGTTGTCGGTGAGACCCGCCGGGGCCTGCGGTCGGTTGCCCGGAAATGTCTCGATGGTCTCGCCAGCGATCAGCTCGACTAACATCCCGAATGTCGGGAACCGGGGGCACTCGACTGGGCAGCGGCGGATCCCGTACAGCGTCGCCTTCGGCGTGAACCCTCGATCGCGTAAACTGACGGCGAATCCCCGCGCCGTGTTGAAACGCGTGCAGGCGTCGTCGCACCGCGAGTTACCGACCATCTCCTCGCGGCTCCACCCGTACACCGCGCCCAGCAGGACGACGATCGCCTCGATGCGAGCCGCCGCGGCGTCGTCGATCTTGTCGGGTAGCTGGATCCGCAGCGCACCATCGACAGCGCTGTAGAACGCATCCCGCGCCACCGTGGGGAGTGACTCCTGCTGCATTACTTGACTCCGGCCTCATCCAGGAGGCGGTTGACCTCGGCCTGGTGCGCAGCATCGGCCAGAGCGCGTTGGTGTCGCCGCTCCGCCTTGCTCACGGGTGAGTTTTTGCTCGCCTCCGCAGCGAACTGCCGGCGGTCGAGCTCCACGCACCCGAGAAAGAACGAGGCCCTGCTGTCGGCGCCAAGGTCGGCCTTCTCGTCCGTGGTCTTCTTGGCGCTTGCCCACTCCTCGGCACCAATGGCTCCGGCATCGATGACGCGCCTCGCCTTCCCCCGGAGCCTCCCGACCATGGTCCCCGCCGCTACCCACCCCCACTGAGCGCACGCCGCCTCGAAGTCGGAGACCGACGTGATCTCGTCGCCGGACCAGGGCCTGGTGGTCGGCTCTGTCCGGATCGGGACAGCGAGCGGCCGCGGCGGCGCGCCGACCGGTTCCCTGGCTCCCTGGCTCCCTGGCTCCCTGGCTCCCTGGCTCCCTGGCTCTCCGGAGCATCGAGAATTCGGGACATTCGGCTCCTGACCCGGGACATCCTCCGGACATTCGCCGGTGGGGTCGGGACATTGCGGCACGAAGCCGGGACAGTCCGGATCACACCATTCCGTCCAGGTGTGGGCCTGGCCCTTTGACCTCCACCGCCGGTGAGCCTTCCGCTGCGCCTCGCGAGCCCGCTGATCCGCGCCGACGGCCCAGGGCTGGTGATCCCCCCAGTCGTGGATCCGGTAGGAGCCCGGCTCGCCGTCGAGGAGCTCGACGTCCGGATCCGTCAGAGCGCCGATGAAGTCATCCGGCGCTCCTGACCATCCTGCGGCAACTGCGATGGCGCGATTGCTCATGCCCGATAGGTTGCCGTCCGGTCGGCGGTCGGCGCAGTAGCCCCACAGATCCACGACCGCAAGGGACGCATCGCGCCCAAGGATCGACTCGAGGATCTTGCGCTTGTCGCTCGTGCGCCAAGACGTCTCGACCCGGTAGTCACGAACCCCCCGTGGCATCTATCCCCGCGCCCCCTTCGCCCTGCGCTGCGCCTCACGATTCCTCGCCCGGCCACACTCGCCGCGCGAACAGTACCGCTGGGTCGGGTGGTTGCGCCGGTAAGCGAGCCCGCAGGCCTTGCACGTCGCCGGCTCACCGCGCCGCGACCAAGAGCATTTCGGTGTTGTTGTCACGGACGCGGCGCCCGTCCCTTCACCTTCGGCCCAACGTCCTTGGTGAGGTGCCACTGGCCGCACCATGGGCACTCGTAGGTCCTGAGCATCGGGGCCCCGGCTCGTCGCCGCTTCGCCGCGATGGCGCCGGCGGTACGCGCGCTGCGGTACCCCCGCTTCCGCCAGCAGTCCGACCTCACCCGCGGGATGATGTCCGAGAGCCTCATCGACGCGACGCCCCTTCGGTCTTGACCACGCGCAGCGTCGAGCTCCGCGCCAGCGCCCGGAGGTGCTCCGCTCGCCGCTCGAGCTCGTCGGCCGCGCGTTCGAGGACGCTGCTCTCGACGTCGGTGAGGACGCCATCGCTGACCGCTTCGAGGGTCGCGCCCTGAAGCTGTCCTGATGCCTCGCCCACACGCACCGCCGCCTCGAGCACGTCGCCGCCGGCGGCCCCCACGACGGGGCGCCGCATGACGAGCAGCTCGTTCCGCTCGGCGTCGATTACCGTCTCTGCGATCTCAATGCCGACTTCGGGCGCGCCGCGGATGATGTCGCCGACGCGTGACACGGGGATCGGCGGCCAGCCCGCGAGGTGGGCATAGAGCGTGGACTCGGAGATCCCAGCACCGGCGGCCACCTCGCTCTTGGGGAGCTTGCGCTCGGTGATGACGTGGTTGATGCGGCGCGCGATCTCCTTGTCGCGTCGCGCGGTCTCTGGATCGAACGGCTTGCGTTTGCTCAAGGTGATCTCCTGTCGAGGCGTTCAGTAGACCGATTCCCCGCCAGTTCCGGGCGCACTGGCGCTACGCTTCGGGTCATGGCCGCCCTCCGCAGCCGAGGTCGTTCGCCACGGACCGGCACATCTGGACGCCGGCGCCGGGGACATCGACGACACAACCCGCAACGAGCGCCGGGCACTGGGGGCCGCCGGCGGCGAAGGCGAGCAGCGCCAGGACGACCGCCAGGGCAGCGAGGAAGAGGAGGATCTCGAGCTGGAGCCAGGACCGGATCTTCACGCGGGCCTCCGGCTGCCACGGCTGGACGGCGACAGGCTCACCACCCCACCTCGCAGGGCCTTGCGGCGGCGGCGGGGCTTGCCCTCCGGACCGCTACCGGGCGACGCTCCGAGCCATTCAAAGCTCAGGAGACCTGAACCATGCGAGCCATCAAGCTCCTCATGATTGGATTCGGATTGATCGCGGTGACTTTGGTGGCGGCCGTCATCGCCAATTGGGACGCCCCTCGCCACGGCGGCGCCAGCGACCAGGCGGCGCAGGCGGCAACTAAGCCCGCGAAGCGGCCCCTCTGCGCGCCGGCCTCGCAGGAACAACTCACCCAGCTGATGCAGTGGCGCTTTTCCGGGGGCACGAAGCCGGTTGGGCCGGTCTTGGCTGTCAGGTCCGGGAGCCACGAGCGGGCCCAGTACATAGGTGCGCGCGTGCTGGGGCCGGGGCTCGAGGACGGGCCCGTTGGCGTGTGGTTCATGACTGGCTCCGCAAAACGCCCGTCGGGGATGACTCTTGCGGTCAACGGCATAGCGCGCGAGTTCTCGGACGCGCCCGACGGGTGCCGGACCAAGGCCGAGACGTGTGCAAGCGACGACGAGGTGCACCTCCTCGAGGCGTGCTTCCGTCAGATGGGTGGGAAGTGACCAACCCACCGCCGCCGCGGCCACCCTCACGAGGCCCTCCCGCCCGTTCCGCTCCACCGCGACCAGGCCAGCTGAGGTCGACGCTCAACCCACGAGCGCTCGGCCGCCGCGATCGTCTCGGCGTCAACCGGCCCGCCTCCCAGCGATTCGGGCGATGTTGCCGGGGTGGCTGCGGCTGCGGCAGCGTGAGCACGGACCGTCCGAATGGCGCGACCGGCGAGCAGCGCCGCGTTCAGCGCCATGCCCAAGGCGCCAAGACCAATTGCGATCAGTTCGATCACCGTCTCACCTCACGAGGCCCGGCGGCGACGGAGGAGCGTGTACGGGCTCAGCCGGAGGGCGTTCTCCAGTGCGCGCGCTTTAGATACGCCGGGGTCCTTGATCGAGCCTTTTTCGATCTGGGAGATGTAGGCCTGGTCGACATGGGACCTGCGACCCAGCTCGGACTGGCTCCACCCTCTTGCCGTACGCTCCTCCCTGAGACGCCTGCCAAACACAGAGATGATGATGTTGGACATGCCCCACTGGTAGATGAATACATATCTTCCGTCAACGCAAAAGATATGAATTCGTCTATTCACCCGTAATTGCGGCCCTATTAGAATCCTTGTACCGTGCTAGTTGTTGTGGCCAGGCAAGCAGACAAGCGAGGGCCGAGCGCCATTGGAGCAGCCGTTCGCCGAATTTGCACCGAGCGTGGCCTTACGCAAAAAGCCATCGAGCGGGCCACCGGGTTGCAGCAGGCCTACCTCTCTCAGATCGAGCGCGGGGAAATCCAAGACCCGGGGGTTACCGTGCTCAAGCGAATCGCCGACGCATGCAAGGTCTCGCTCTTGGATTTCTTCGATGACCCTGCGCCCGGCCGTCACGCCAGTCTCGATGAGTTCCTCAAGTCGTCGATGGCGGCAGACATCACGCCTGAGGAACGGGCTCAGTTGTCGACCTGGCGGTCACCCAGCGGCACGCCCAACCAGACCACCTGGTACCTCGTGCTCCAGGCCATAAGGTCAGCCCAGTAGTTGAACGGGTGGCAAATTGCCGAAAACTGCGCCCGCACTACTTGTTGTGCCATTACTCATGGCCGGATGCGCTGGGCGGCAGGGCCCAAAACCGGGGCTTGTGTATTTCGGTCTGGACTTCTCGCGGGCAACCTTCAACGATCCAAACTTCGATCCCAGCGACGTCGTACGTCAACACATCCCCAACTGGAACGCCGGCGCCACTCCCGGCGTTCTGGACAAACTTGGCCGGGAATTCGACGTCGCACTCGACGACCAAGCAGCGCGACTTGCAAATACAGGCGTCACCCCGAACGCCTTCGGCGTCTACCTCACGGACAACGACCGCGCGCGACGCGCAACCACCGACGAGATAGAATCAGCGCTCCAACCGCGTTGCTCCAAAGACGGCCCGCGGTTGGGTCTTGTCTTGCTCGTGCATTTTCTGACCAAGAGGGAGGGCGTCGGCGCCTTCGGCATCCTATTCGATCGACGCGCCTGTGAAATGATAGCGATGTCACTGGCGCATAAACACGACCCGGAGTGGGGCAATGTGTTCAGCCACTACCGCGAATCTGTCAGGAAAGCCGCCATGGAAGCCGCGTGGCTGATGACGCGCCCCCAGTACCTCGACATGCTCGCCGCCTATCTCACCCCCATCTGACCCTCACCCGCCGCTATTGCCAGCAACAAGCTGTGCGACGATGTCCGCCACAGTTGGGGCGACAGCATCAACAAGTCGGTCCTCGTCTTTCGGCGTGAGGCTGGTGCTCCGCGCAACCACTGACATTGCGGATGTGGCGACAACGTTGACAGCGAAGCTGTACCTCGACCCGACCGCCGTGATGCCACCGTAGAGAACGAGATCCACGCCCAGGGCGCCGCCGATCTCGGCGGCGCACGCCGTACTATCGCAACCCACGAAGTCCCGCATCTTCTCGAAGCCGAGGAGCGCGTCAACATCGGCAGCGCTTACCGTCGACAAGTGCTCGACAGCCTGCAGCTGCGCCAGAAGAACGGAGGTGGCAACAACCCCGAGACGATCGCCGCCATCATCCACATCCGCTCGGAGGTCCAAGACTAGCATCTTGAGGGGCTGGCTCAGCCGAGCAACGATCCGTTGTGGGGCGGAGCCTCTCGACGCGAGCTCCGCCGCCGGGACGGTCTGGGCGTCGACCCTGCACTCGAAGGTCGCGCGGTCGCCCTGCTGGCTGCCGGGAACGAGAACGGCATGTCGGGCGCCATGCCTCTGGCACTGGCCCTCCGCCAGTCTGACCGCGGCGCTCAGGTTCGTGTCCGTGACGTTGCTCAACAGAACTGCGCCTGGGCTCGAGGCCTCCACCAACGGAGCATTGCGTTGGCTGACGCCATACGTGGTGTGTCGCTTGTTCCACGCGCAGGCGGTAACTGCCGTAAGGATCACGATGACGGCAACTCGCAGCATCCAAACCCCCCCGTCGATGTTGCAATACCCAATGCCATGGATCGCGACGTCGGTACCATGCAAGAGGAGTTTCCACCTGCGCAAAATCGCGGGCTTAGGACGGGCACGCGATCTGCAGCAGAGGTTGATTTGTAGGGGGTCTGCGGCCCTTCCACTGAACGCCGGTTTAGTCAGGGGGTGGTGCTAACTTTCAGATCCCAGCGGGGGCTTCATGGCTGGGCCGGCGATGAAACAGGCATTCACGCTATCGGTAGGAGGACGAGAGTTCTCCGTTGTGGTGGTTCCTGACCTAGGTAGCGTACCGGCAATGGTAGGGCCGTCAACGGCCCTTGTCGCCGACGCTGGCTCTCCTGCGCACAACCGCGAACTGGCCCGCGAGGCCATCCTTCGTGTTGGCGCGTTCGTCTGCAACCCCGCGCCACATACAACGAAATAAGAATACATCTTTTTTTCGTTGACCGGATAGACGAATACATATATCTTCCTCCCCGTCACCAGGGAGGTCGTCATGCCGAGTCGCCGGAGCGCTCAGTCCGCTCAATCCACCGCCGCCGCGCCGCGCATTGAGCGCATCGGGTCCGCGCCAGTCCGGAAAATTGGTGAGCCCCTGCGGGTCAAGGGCCGCGATTGGGAGACCTACGTCCCGCGCGACGATGACGACCGCCGCATCTGGGAGGTCTGCCTCCAGACCGGCGAGGTAGTCCGCACAGACGGCGGAGCCGCGGCATGACCCGCCGCGAGCAGCTCACCGCCATCGAAGCACTCAACCGCGCATCCCGCGCCGCCCTCGCGGCCCGGCTGGCCGGCAACACCGACGCCGCCGACCGTCACCAAGCCGACGCGGACACCGCGCGGCGCCGCCTCGGCCGCCTGACGCCGTCGCGCCCCCGCGGCCCATCGTGCGGGCACCCCGCCTGCTCGCAGCACTACATCGACACCGGCAGCTCAGCGTGTGTGGCGGCCTGGTGGCGGCGATGACCACCGCGCCCCGCATCATCACCCGCCGGCCCTCGGTAACAGTCGTCGGCTCTGCTGCCGGCCGCGACGCACACTGGCTCCGCGCCGACGACCCGGCAGTGCGCGCGGCGCACCGCAGGCACGGCCGGTGGGTGCTGGTCGTCGGCGCCGCCGCGCTCCTGATCTCGGTGACCGCGCTCGTATTCGCCGCCGGCGTCCTGGTCGGGCTGACGATCTGAGCCGCGCCGTGATCCGCGACGACGAACAGCACCGCCTCGCCGAGCTCGCTGGCGCACTGCCGCAGTCGGACGCCGACGCTCTGTTCGACCTCGCCGTCGACGATGCCCGTGCCGCGGCTTCGCTCGCAGGTATCGACGACGCGATCATGCGGCTCAGCCGCATGGCGGATCGGCTGGAGCGCCAGAATCAGGCCGCGCGCGCGATCCTCCGCGGCGACCCCACGACCGAGATCGACTGACACCAATCACTCACCAGGGAGAAAGACCATGGCATCCAGCAAAGCACTCACTCACCGCGCCCAGCCCGGCGCCCTCACCAGCGTCCGGACCACAGCCCAGATCTTCGAGGCGTTTCCTGATCAGCTGTACAACGTCCTCGCGCCGATCACCCACATGGCCGCGCTGCCGGCCGGGACGCGGCTCGCGCTCACCGAGGTTCGGGTCGACGTTCAGGCCGACACCTTCCCGCTGCCGGGAGGTGCGCGCCTGATTGGCAAGCCGAAGCTCGATCAGATCGCCAACGGTGGCGGGATCTCCTGGCTCGAGGAGAAGCGCGTCGACAACGCGCGTAGTCCTCACTACGTCGAAATGTTCGTGCGCGGGCGCATCACGGATTTCGACGGCACGGTGCGGGAGATCACCGGGACCAAGACGATCGACCTCCGCGAGGACGCAGGCGACGGGATACCGGGGAAGGACTACGACGAGATCGTCTCAAAGGCGAAGGCGAAGAAACGCGACTACCGCAGCCAACTCATGGAAGCGCGGAAGTTCATCGCCGAGATCGCGGCCTCCAAGGCGCGGAACAGGGCCATCGCGTCCGCGCTCGGCATCAAACGGTCGTACACGCCGCAAGAGCTACAGCGCCCGTTCATCATCCCGAAGCTCGTGCCGGACACCCAGGACCCGGACGCGAAACGGATGGTGCAGGCGACGATGGCCGGCGCCGCGGGCCTGCTGTTCGGCGGCCAGGCCGTTCAGTCCTCGGTCATTGATCAGGCCTTTGACCAGCCGACCCAAACCTTCCCTGGTGAGGCCGGTGAGGAGGTGGACGAGGTGCCCGCGCACCAACAAGCCTCGTCCACCTCCAACACCGAGCCGGAGGCCACCGGCACCCGCGAGGTCCTCGACATCGTTCTCGGTGCGTGGGCAAAAGCGTCTGAGGCCGGGATGGCCGCCGATGGCTTTCGCAAGCTCTGCGAGAGCAACACCGGGAAGGCGTCCAAGGACGCAATGACCCTCGTCGACGCCCAGGCGGTCGCGCGCGCCGTCGAGGCCTACGTCGCCACCTCCGGCGATGACCAGGGCTGCCCGGTCTGAGGCCCGCCATGTTCATCGCTCACACCGGGGATTCCCACATCACGGCGCGCGCCGGCGAGACCGGCATGACGCTCGAGGAGCAGGTCGAGCTGCTGCAGTGGATCGGCACCGATGCATACGAGCACGGGGCCGAGATGTTGATGCACGGCGGCGACCTATTCGATCAGCTGAGCTCGCCCGACGAGCGTCTCGCAGCGATCCGCGTCGTGACGGCGTGGGCGCGGCTCATGCCGGTGGTGATCGTCCGTGGCAACCACGACCGTCTCCGCGACCTCGCGTACCTGGCTGCGATCCGCTCCGACAACCCGGTCCACGTCATCGAAACGCCGAAGGCGGTTGTGGTCCGCGGGGCGACAGTCGCCTGCCTCCCATGGCCACGAAAGGCCGAGCTCGTCGAGGCGCTGGGCTCGGTCGACCCCCTCGAGGTGCAGGCCGTCGCCGGCGACGCCATGCGGGCCGTTCTGCGAGGCTTCTCCGTGGAGCTGCAGCGCACAACCGGCCCGCGGATCCTCCTGGCCCATGCCGAGCTCGGCGCCGCCGTGATGGACAACGGCCAACCGATCGCCGGCCGATGCGACATCGAGCTGGGCGAGACAGATCTCCTGGGCGTCGGCGCCGACTACGTAGCCCTCGGTCACATCCACCTGCACCAAGTGATCGGCGGCCAGCTCTGCTATGCCGGGTCGCCGCGGCCGACGGCATTTCCCGCCTACACCGGGTCGCCGCGGTCGCACGGTTACTGTTTGGTCGACGTTCGCCGCGGCCAGGCGCCCGAGATCACTCACCGCCGCACGCCGTACCGTGAGCTGGTCACGATCGAGGCGTCTTGGGACACCGACGTCGGGGCACTGCAGGGCGAGGTGGGCCTGCCACTGGTGCAGGTGAGCGTTTCCGCCATCGCCGGCGCCTCGGTCCGACTCAAGTATGCGGTGACCGACGGGCACCGCGCGGCCGCCGCCGAGATGGCGGACCAGGCCCGGCGAGCGTGGATGGACGCCGGCGCCCACGCGGTGAAGATCGACGCCCAGACCGTCCCGACCTACCGGTTGCGCTCGACGAAGATCCAGCAGGCGCAAACGACGGCAGACCGGCTGCGCGCCTACTGGGACGAGCGCGGCAACGCGCCGGCTGCGGCCGACGCCACGAGACTGCTCACCAAGCTCGGCGAGCTCGAGGAGACTGCAGCATGAAGCTCAAGGCCCTACGGTTCGGCGGCATCGGCCGCTTCCGGGACGATGTCGACGTACCCATCGCGGCACTCGGCGATGCGGCACTGGTCGCTGTGGTCGGTGACAACGGCGCCGGCAAGACGACCTTCCTCGAACTGCTGCCAGCCAGCGTCTATCGGTGGACCCCGAGTCGCGGCCCCGTCGCCGGCATGGCCAACCGGCGCGACAGCTACATCGAGGCCGTGGTCGAACTGCTCGGGCACGACTACACGATGCGCCAGCTGATCAACGGCGTTGCACGTCGGCCGACGACTGAGGCGTATCTGACCCGCGACGGCGAACAGATCGCCACAGGCAAGGTGCGGGACTTCGACGCCTTGGTAGCCGAGCACTTCTCCGGTCGCGACATCTACTTTGCCAGCGGTTTCGCCGCCCAGAACGGCGAGGGCCGGTTCCTGGAGATCCCGCCGGCACGTCGCAAGGACCTCTTCGCCGAGCTGCTCACTTGCGGCCGGCTGCAGGTGATGTCCGACGCCGCCGGCGAGCATTCGCGCGGGGTCGATAGCCGAATCCACGGCCTCCGCGGCCACCTCGAGGCTCTCGACGCCTGGGCCGCCGAGATCCCGGACTGCGAGACCAAGCTCGCGGCGAACGAGCGGATCCTGGCCGACGCAGCGTCGCGTCGTGACGCCATCGAGCACGAGGCGCAGCAGGCCGTCGAGGCCCTCGAAGCGTGGCACAGCCGCCGCACCGCGTTGGCCGAGGACCTGTCAGACGCGAAGGCCGCGCTCGAGCGGGCCAGCCGGGCAGCCGGAGAGCACCGCCGGCGCGAGGACCAGCTCGGCGAGGATCTCGCGACCAAGACGGCGCGTCGCGCCCGCCTCGAGGAACGCGTGGCGCAGCGCGACGCACTCGAGCGCCAGGTCACCGATGCCGCTGGCATCGAGGCCTCGATCACGGCGGCCAAGGACGAGCTCGAAACGCTGCGGGCCTGTCAGGAGGATCACCGGACGGCCGCTGCGGCCTGGCGTCAACGACTGACCGACGCCCAAGCTCTGGCCAGGGAGACAGCTCAAGCCCGCGACGCTGCGCACGCCCAGACGAAGGCCGAGCTCGCCCAAGCCAAGAAGGACCTGCAGCAATTCGAGCAGCAGGCGGCCGGACTCAGCAGAGTGCCGTGCGGCGGCAGCGGGGAGTACTCGACGTGCCCACTGATTGCGGGTGCCACCGCGGCGCGCGAGCGCCTCGAGGCGCTCCGCTACCTGGTCGAGAAACTCACAGACGCCGTCGACGGTGACCCGCCGGGAACCGATGAAGCCGATGCCGCCCTTGCGGTGTTGGAGAAGATCCGAGCTGAGGAGCCGACCGAGCCCAGCGACCCGAATGAGGTCCAGGAGGTGGAGCAGCGAATAGAGGCGCTGCAGGCGAGGGCCGCCGGCGCTGCTACGGCGCGCGCCCTGCTGGATGAGACCCGCCAGCAATCAGACGAGGCGGCCCGCCTCGACCGAGAGGTGAGCGCCACCCGCACCGACCTGGCCGCCGTGCGCAAGCTGCTCCCGGACCTTGGGCAGGCGGAGCACAATGCCGTCAACGCCCGCCGGACCAGAGAGACGGCTCTATCGGAGCACGATGCGGCAAAGCCGGCCGCCGCCTCCGAGGACGCCCTCCGCGCTGCCCGCGAGGTCGAGCGTGAGGCTGAAATCGCGGTGCAATTCGAACGCACTCGTCTCGGGAAGCTGCGCGAGGCGGCCGCTTCCGTGGACGCACGCCGCGCGGAGCTCGACGAGGCCCTGACCGACCTCGACGACTGGAAGCACCTGCAGACGGCTCTGGGCCGCAACGGGATCCAGGCGCTGGAGATCGATGCCGCCGGCCCGGAGGTCTCGGAGCTGACCAACGAGCTGCTCCACGCCTGCTACGGGACGCGGTTCTCGGTGAGCCTCGAGACCTCGGCACTCAAGGCTGACGGCAAGGGCACGAAGGAGATCTTCGATCTGCATGTCATCGACACCGAGCGCGGCACCGACGGAAGTGCGGACCTACTCAGTGGCGGCGAGAAGGTGTTGATCAGCGAGGCGCTCTCGCTCGCGATCGCCATCTACAACGCGCGCCGGTCGTCCATACCCATCGACGACTTGGTGCGCGACGAGTGTGCAGGGGCCCTCTCGAGCGTCAACGCAACACGCTACATCGAGATGTTGCGGCGCGCGGTGGACCTCGGCGGCTTCCACCGCTGCTACTTCGTTGCACACCAGCCTCACCTCTGGGACCTCGCCGACGCGCGGCTCCTCGTCGACGCCGGCACGGTCACCATCGCCGACGCCAACGAGATCGTCGTGCGTCCCGCGATGGAGGGAGCGGCAGCGTGACCACCAGGCGACCCTCGCAATTCGGCGGGGCGCAGGCAGGGGGCGAGTTTGGATCCGGCGACTACATTTATTTCTCCCGCCCCCTGCCTTCCTCACGTCCCGGATGGTCCGGGCGTGGCGGCGGGCGTTGGTGATTTTTCATGACTGGGCGCCCGCCGCCTTTCGCCGCCGGAGACTGACAGGGAGACAAAAACCGATGGCTGGGGACACCAAGATCGCATGGGCCGACAGCACGGTGAACCCGTGGATCGGCTGCGCCAAGGTCGCGCCGGAGTGCGATCACTGCTACGCCGCAACGCTCTCCGGCCGCTACAAGTGGGCGAAGTGGGGGCCGCGCGAACCGCGCCGCGTCCGCATCGACGCCGCGATCAAGGAGCTGCGCGCGATCGCCAGACGCGGCGATAGGGAGGGCAAGCCGCGCCGGGTTTTCATCGGCTCGCTGTGCGACGTGCTCGACAACCACCCGGACGTGCACGACGCGCGGCGGATGCTGTTTGCCGAGCTGCAGGCGCTCAATGGTCGCGTGATCGCTATGCTGCTGTCCAAGCGCATCGGCAATGCGAATCGGATGATGCCGAATGAATGGCGCGTCGATCCGCCGCCGTGGATCTGGTGGGGAACGAGCGCAGGGACGCAGGAGCGTTGGGACTCCGAAGCGCCGAAGCTGCTCGATGTCAGCGCGGCCGTGCGGTTCGTCTCGGCCGAGCCGATGCTGGGAGCGATGAAGATCCGCGAGTCACTTCTCTCGTCCGCGCTTCCCGCTCAATGTACGTGTGGACACGGCCACGCGTTTAACCGCTGCCCGAACTACGGCGCGGTTAGCAAGGACTGCCACCACCAAGGGTGCACGTGCCACGGCTTCATCCGCAGCCCCGGCACCGGGTCGATCGACTGGGTTATTGCCGGCTGC